GTTTATTGGTGGTGCTTTTAAGCAAAGTCAATATACAAAGTATGATTGTTTTTATAAAATGAATTGTTTAGATGAAAAATATAGAAATCAGATTCAATTAGAAGCAGGAGTGGTTGCTTTTAAAAATACATATAAAAATAAAGAATTTGTTAATAAATGGTTAGAATTTTGCAAAGATGAAAATATTGTAACTGATATGCCAAATGTTCATGGGAATAATTTTCCAGATTTTATAGATCATAGACATGATCAGAGCGTATTAACAAATCTTTTTGTTGATTTTAATAATAAAGAATTTGAAATGGGTTCTCCGATAAGAGATACTTTTGCATGTAATTACTTTAAGATATAAAATAAAATGAAATACTTAGTAACTGGCGGTTGTGGATTTATTGGATCGAATCTAGTTGATCGTCTTATAGAAGATGGTCATGAAGTAAATGTCATTGACAATCTCTCGTCAGACGCACATAATGAATTTTACTTCAATAAAAAAGCAAAGTATAATCATCACTGCGTAACTGATTATGTTATGACTAGTGACATGTATAATCATGTTGATGTAGTATTTCATCTAGCAGCAGAGGCGAGAATACAAAATTGCATTGAAGATCCTCTCAAGGCAATAGAAGTCAATGTTCTTGGCACAGGAACGGTTCTTCAGCTAGCACGAAAACACCGAGTCAAAAAGGTACTTCTTTCGTCAACTTCTGCAATTTACGGTAATACTGGAAAAAGCAATGAAGCAGCTCCACCAGATTGCCTAAATGCGTATTCTGTAACTAAACAAAATGCGGAAGAATTGTGCAAATTATATTCTAAAATGTATGGTCTAGAAACACATATTTTTAGATATTTCAATGTTTTTGGAGAAAGGCAACCAGTAAAAGGGCAATATGCACCTGTAATTGGTATCTTCGGAAGACAGAAGGCAGCTGGAGAACCACTTACTATAGTAGGTAATGGAGAACAAAGAAGAGATTTTGTTCATGTTTCCGATGTTGTCGAAGCAAACATTCTTTTAGCCAACCACGATTATGGTGATACTAAAATGTTGACTAGAACATTAAATGTTGGAACCGGAAAAAATTATTCGGTAAACGAAATAGCAAAAATGGTTGGTGGGCCAACCAAACATTTGCCCCCAAGAGAGGGAGAAGCTAAATCAACTTTAGCAAATATAGAACAAATAAGCCATCTAGGATGGAAGCCAAAGATAGATGTGGAAATTTGGATCAAGAATAACACTTGATTTTATCGCTCCAAAATGTAGAATAGATACAATATGAAACCAACAATTACACTATGCATGATCGTGAAGAACGAAACTCACGTTATTCTTCGCTGTTTAGAATCTGTTTACAAGTATATTGACCGTTACGATATCACAGATACTGGTTCTACTGATGGAACTCAGGATATGATTCGTAAGTTTTTTGCTGAGAAGAATATTCCAGGAGAAATTTACCAGTCAGATTGGAAGGGATTCGGTAATCACGGGAACAGTATTGGCTCTCGTACAGAGGCGTTCCAGAACGCCAAAGGCAAGGCAGACTATGCTTGGGTCATAGACGCAGATGACTTCCTACACGGTGAATTAGTGCTACCAGAAAATGCAAGTGCAGATGCTTATACCTTACAGTTCAAGAGAGGTGAATTTTCTTGGTGGAGAACACAGCTATTCAAGAACAATAGGGATTGGAAATATGTCGGAATTCTTCACGAATATCCAGATTCTGAACCTAAGCCATACAAGATAGAAAAGCTACCTGGAAACTATTGCATAGAAGCTAGAACAGAAGGTGCAAGAAACGTAGGTATCGATCCGAAGGAAAAGTATGCCAGAGATGCAGAAGTTCTAGAAAAGGCAATTTTAGAAGATCCGACAAATACAAGATATCATTTTTATCTTGCACAAAGCTATTTTGATTCTTTCCAATTTGAAAAAGCTCTTGAGGCTTATAGAAAGAGATCTGAACTTGGTGGTTGGGAAGAAGAGATATTTTTCTCTATCTACAGAATGGCAATTTGTAAGGTCTTCCTACAACATCCTTGGAATGAAATCTATGACATGTTCATGAGATCATACGAAGCAAGACCAACAAGAGCAGAGCCACTGTATCAATTAGCAAGACTCTGTAGAATGAATGACAGGCCAAAGGCAGCATACATTTATGCGCGCATGGCATTGGAGATTCCAAGACCAGTAATGGATGATTTGTTCGTAGAAGAAATTCCATACTCATGGGGCATTCTTGATGAATTAGGTGCGGTTGCCCATTCAGTAGGAAAATTTCACTTGGGAATGCAAATTTGTCATAAGCTTCTTTGCGAAAATAAATTTCCAGAAGAACATAGACAAAGAATTCAAAACAACTTCAATTCTTACAAGCATATTGTAGCAAAGATTCAAGATGAAAGAGCTATGGCTGAAATGGTAGAGAAGCAAAAAGAAAAGGAAAAAAAGAAGATAAATAAAAAGAAGAAGAAAGCTAGAATATGACTCCACAAAAAGATCTTGAAGGCATAAAGGGAAACAATTTTAATTTTCATGTAACTTATTACGATGAAAATGATGCTGCTATTTCTGCAACATTCGATAAAGTTACCTTTAGCGTCTTCAGAGCTTTACCGATGGATGAGCATACTTTAATAATTGCTGGTGTAACTGGAGTTACCTATTATGTTCCTACCGGAACTGGAGGATTGACTCACGATTCTTCAAAATCTTTTGTTTATAGAAATAAAGATGAAAATCTTGCCACTTTGACTGGTGGAATTTATGTTAGCATAGATTCGGATATTATGGGAAGTATTCCTAGTGGAAGACATTTTTATTCTTTGGAAATTTTTAATGGCAACACTTTCTCAGATACATTGTTGAGAGGAAGATTTGAACTATCAAATGAAGATGGTGGTTTACTATGAAGTTAAAGATTAAAAAATTTTCAAAGATAGCCACCGACAGGCAAAAAACAAGAACAGTAAGAGGTATTGTTTCTAAAATAAAGATCAAGAAGGACTCTACTGTAGAAGTATATTACAGGTGATAAATGAAAAATAGTTTTACGCCTGGAACAAAGATAATATTAAAAAATGACATACAGGATCTAAAAAAAGGTTCTGTATTTGAATGTGTTCCTACTCAGTGGTATGGAAAAGAATATAAATTAGGCGGAACTAAGAATTATTTTCTAAAAGATGAAACTGGAGAAATATTGCTTATCAAAAGCAATGACAGTTTGATTACAGAAAATTTTCAACCACTCCCAAAGATACAACAAAAATTTACTATTATACCATCAAAGTCTGCTCCTCTCAATATTTTTGAGGAACCAGAAACTGTAATAGAAGCTGCACCTAGTGTTGGATCTCCTGGAATGCAGGGTCCAGCTGGTCCAAGGGGGTTGCAGGGAATAAGAGGGGATCCAGGATCAGATGGCCTTCCAGGATCCGATGGCAAGGACGGTAAGGACGGCGAACCAGGCCCAATGGGTCCTGCTGGCCCAATAGGTCCAGCTGGGCCAATGGGTCCCCGTGGATTGCAAGGAGATAAGGGAGAACCTGGTTCTATTGGCCCCAAAGGACCAAAGGGACCTAAAGGGGACAAGGGCGATAAAGGAGATGCAGGAGAACCAGGACCACAAGGCCCACAGGGGCTTAAGGGGGATGATGGTTTAGCTGGAGAACCAGGACCACAAGGCCCACAGGGGGATGTTGGTCCAGAGGGTCCACAAGGTCCTAGAGGGCCACAGGGGCCGCAAGGAATACAAGGAGAACAGGGTCCCGAAGGATTGCAGGGTCCTAAAGGCGATAAGGGTGATCAAGGAGACACTGGCCTTTTATCTGCTTCTTATCCTTTAGTTTATGATAAAGCGAAAAAAAGCATTTCTGTCGATATAAAATTATTTGACGAAAAAATTTCAAAACTAGCCTCAGATCCTCTTTTTGCCAGTGGCGGTAGCGGTTTAGGCGTAAGAAGTAAGGGAAGTATAGTAGTTAGAACTGGTGTAGGTGTAATAGATTTCGGTGACAATCTAAATGTAACCAGAATAGGTTCTAATGTAAGAGTTGATGCTGTTGGTGGGGGAGGATCAGTTTCACAAGCGGTATTGACTGCAAATGGATTTACTGGTGGAGTCACATGGTCAGCAGGCTCTGGAATAGGCGTAACATATTCGAATAATACCATAACTTATTCCAATACTGGTGTTTTATCAATTGCTGGAACTGACGGAATAACAGTTTCTCCTTCTGGAGGAACTGGTAATATAACAGTGTCTATTGATTCTGGCTATAAGTTACTAAGATCATTTCCTAATGTAACAGCTTTACAGGCATCTCCGAATCCAGAAGATGGTGATTTAGCGTGGGTGGTTGATAGTGGCGATGGTAATGGTGCATATTATTATTATACTACTGCAACAAACCCTGATGCCTGGGTAAAGATAACGCTATTAACGAATGGGTTGCTTGGGGATGTAAATTTAGACGGAACTGTGAACGGTGCAGACCTTGCTGTTCTTCTTGCTAATTGGGGATTGCTTGGTCAAGCACCAGAATTGCGTTTTGGCATTTCTGACGGAATAACAAACGCATTTAAGATTTTTGCTTATGGTTTTACTGCTGGTAAAAAATCTGATATATTTCAAATAGCAACTGAAGATGCTCTATCGACTGTAAATATCAATTCTTCAACTTTAGATATTGATGCTTTTACTAGCATAAGCGGAAATGGTTCTATTTCTCTTGAGCTTACGAATGGTGGATTACAATTTCCTGACGGAAGTATACAAAATTATGCTTGTATTTTCACCGAGGGTTTAACCGCACCAGCATCTTCAAACCCAGGTGATAGATGGTACAACACGGATGATGGAATAATCTATACGTCAGTAACTAAAAGCGGATCTCAGGTTTGGATCAGCTGATAACCATAAATATATGACATATGCCAATTAGTTTCCCAAACAATCCTTCAGTCGGTAATACCTATGATTTCGGTGGCATTCATTACATTTATAATGGTGATGGGTGGGTCAATAAGAGCATTTATGGTATTTCTGCTGGTTCAAATATTAGTTTTGCAAATTATAATGGGACTGGGCCTCTAGTAATTTCAGCTTCTAGTACTGGTGGAGGAATTACCAGTGCTGTTACAACTATTAACGGACTAAGCGGTGCTGTTGGCATATCTGCTGGACAAGATATGTCAATAAGCATTGTAGGTAATACGCTTGCTTTTAGCTCTCCTACTGTTTATGGTATTAGCGCAAACATATACGCATCAAGTCTTGCAACTGGACTGTTGCACGGTGGAATTATTTCCATAAATGCAGGAAACACTGCTCAATTTGATATAACTTCTGGAAGAGGCCAAATTCATGCATCAGGATCTACATACACGGCAGATCCACAGCCCATATTCAATTATGTTACATGGCCATCTCAGACCGGAGTAACTGTAACAAATCTTGCAACTTCAGATACAACTTGGCTCTATATTGACTCGTCTGGCAATGTACAGCAAAGAACCGAATATTATACCGATGAACAGTTAGAAACTACTATAATCATAGGCCAGTTAGTCCATCCTTCAAGAACTTACATCAATCTTGCAAGAACAAACCCAAATGTTGCTTATGCTACCGATAAGCAGTATGAACAGTTCATTAGATCTTTCGGTCCCATTAAAGTTTCTGGCCATAGCATTTCCCCAAACGGAGCAAATCTAAAACTCAATAGAACCTCTGGTAAGGCATTCAGCCTTGGTAGAAACTGGATCAATAATACTGATGACCCTAGCGTAGTTTCAGATCCTGCTCAAACCGATTGTACATTCTTTAGATATTATCGCGGTATCACTGCTGGAAGCTTTATAACAGTTCCAAATCAGACAGAGATAGATCCGACAAAATATGATGATGGAAGCGGAACATTAGCAACAGTTCCTGGTGGTAAATATACCATTCAAAGATTGTTCTATTACCCAAATACACCAACGCTTCTTGGTGTTTATTATGGTAGAGCAGAATATACTAGTATTGCTGTTGCTGCTGCAAATATAGACTTAGAAAATTTCTCAGAAATTGAGAATACAAGAACAAATGCAATTTTTGCTGGTTATTTGATAGTCAAGTCTGGTGCAACTGATTTAACAAACACAACAGATGCATTGATTATTCAGTCTGGAAGCTTTAGAAGTACATCAAGCGGTGGTGGTTCAGTATCCATAACTCTGGATGACCTCACGGATGTTATTATATCATCTCCTCTAATTGACTACCAAGTGTTGACTTATGTTGACGGACTTACTGGTTGGGAAAACAAATCAGTTTCTCAATTACCTTTAGTTTATTCTTTTAATGGTCTGACGGGTGCGGTTCAAGGAGTATCTGCCGCTGCTGCTGGAACAGGTATTTCTGTATCAGGTGCGACTGGTTCCGTAACTATTACTAATACAGGTGTTCTTTCTTTTAACGGAAATACTGGTGCTATTCAGGGTGTATCATCCATCAATGGATTTACTGGTGCTATTACAAATGTTGCCTTTACCAACATCGCTCAGTCATTTAGTGGATTGCAACAATTCACACAGGGAATTTCTGGATCTGGTGGAGTTACATTTGCAAGTGATATAACAATCAACGGAATTCGTGTCGGAATAGGTGCAGCTGGAGATCAGAATAGTGTAGTAATCGGCGCAACTGCATGTCCGTCAGGAACATTCAATGTTGCTATAGGTAGAGAGGCAATGCGCGATTCTACTGGTGCAATCAATAATGTTGCAATAGGATATCATGCAGCGAGAGATATTCAAGGAGGAATCAATAATGTTGCTATAGGAGCAAACGCACTAGATGAAAATGAAAATGGCTCCGTTAATGTTGCTATAGGTTCTCTTGCTCTTTCATCGTCTACAGCAAGCGAGCAGAATACTGCAATAGGATCATCTTCTCTACAAAACACTACTACTGGATTTAGAAATGTAGCAATTGGTTATCTGGCTTTGGAAAAGAATAGTTCTGGTGTAGCAAATGTTGCCATTGGTCATGCAGCAGGAGCATATCGTGGCGATTTAGATATTCTTTTTCCAAACGATTTAGATAACGAAGAACCAAATGTTGTTTCTAACAGAACAACGGGGACAGGCGGAATTTATATTGGCCAGTGGTCAAGGGCATCTGCCAACGGACAAACAAACGAAATTGTAATAGGAACAAATGCTTTAGGTCTTGGATCAAACACAGCAGTCATTGGTGCTACAGCACAAGTATCAGCGACAATTTATGGAACATTGAATCTTCCTGGTGGATTGAGTGCTTCTTCTGGTGCAACATTTGCAGGAACAGTCTCTTCTGATACAGGATATAGAATTTCCTCAAGTGCAATTAACACACAAACAGGAACAACATATTCTATATTAAGCACTGATAACGGGGAAATTCTAACATTCAATAATGCGTCTGCCGTTACTGTTACAATTCCAACTGGACTTCCTGTTGGATTTAATTGTACAGCAATTCAATTAGGTGCTGGACAAGTTGGATTTACTGCTGCCGCTGGCGTGACATTAAACAGTTATGGTGGATTATTAAAACTTGCTGGTCAGCATGGTGCTGCAACGATTATATCTTATTCTAGCAATATTTACAACATTGCCGGAACACTATCCACATGATAATTCCATCATTCAAGGCGGGGTATATTCGTACTCCTCGCCTAATATCAACAACCGATATAACATCCACGGGATCACAAAACTATACAGTTCCTGCCGGAACAATCTATCTTGAAATTGAAATAGTTGGTGGCGGTGGTGGCGGTGGAGCAGGGAGAACATTAACTTCTGGAAGAAATACAAGATATCATGGCGGTGGCGGTGGTGGTGGCGGTGCGTATGTAAAATACACTTATAGAGGCAGTTTGCAAGGTGGTTTGCAAGCTAATGATACTTTGAATTTTACTGTAGGTACTGCCGGAAGTGCAGGAAGCGGAACAAATTCTGGAGGAAGCGGCACATCAACTACTTTGAATTCTCACACTAGAAGCGGCAATACAATTTTGTTTACTACAGTACCAACTGCTGGTGGTGGTGGTGGCGGTGAAACAGAATCAACATACAACACTACTGCTTCGGGTGGTTCTGCTGGAGTTGCATCCAATGGAGATGTAAATACAAACGGAGGAACTGGATCTAATGGTGGTGCTCCGGGAACATCAACAAGCAATGGTGGTAACGGAGCACTTAATGGTGGATCTTCTGTTTTTGGAAATACAACTGTTGCCGCAGGAGGAACATCAGGAAGTACAGTAGGCGGAACAGGATCTCAACCCGGAAACGGTGGTGGCGGTGGATTCAACTCCTCGGTTATTAGCGCAAACGGCGGTGCTGGCGGTGCAGGACAAGTAAGAATAAAGGCATACGGATGACAAGAATAAAAGTGAATATTCCAATTGGAACTTCTGGCAAATGGTCTATAAGAAAAGCTACTGGCGATTCTAATACCATATACACTGATGTTTTTGGATCTTCCTGTGGTGGCAAGACAGAACCGCACGACGATTACACTTTCTTATTTCATGATGATATAAAATTTGTAATGTCGGATACTTATAGTGAATATGCAGAACATCAACCGCTGTGGGATAATATGACTGGAGATGTTTTAATCGGTGGTCTTGGTCTTGGTCTAGTAAATCATAAATTGATACAAGATCCAAACATAACATCAGTTACTATAATTGAAAAAAATCAAGATGTTATTGACTTGGTTTGGGATCATTGTCCAAAGGATAATAGATTTAATTTAGTAGTAGATGATGTTGAAACATGGCAACCAAATGGTACATGGGATTGCGCTTGGTTTGATACATGGACAGGGGAAAATCCATTAAACGAACAGGAATACGCTCAATTGATTCAACAAAAATACGGTAATATTTGTAATTGGTTGGGTATTTGGCAGTCAATATGGACTTGACATTCCTAGTTTTTAGTGTATTATCTGATTATGCAATCAATAGGAATTTATAAACTACATCCAACAGCACAAGATCCATCACTACAGACCGAAAACTCGGCCTGTGTTGATGTTTATGCTTATCTTAAGAATAGTACAATCGTAACCTACGACAGATACAATAGTAAGAGTACAACTACCACAGACGAAAATACCGTGGGTATTCGTATCGGACCAAGAGAAAGAATTCTCGTTCCAACAGGACTTATCCTTGACATTCCCGAACACTATTCTTTGAGAATGCACCCACGATCTGGTCTTTCAATCAAGAAGGGATTGATTCTAGCCAACTGTGAAGGAATCATTGATTCTGATTATGTGGAAGAGCTAATGATTCCAGTAGTGAATACCAGTGATATTTCTTACGAAATTTCTCACGGAGAAAGAATCGCGCAGATGGAACTAGTAAGAAAGGAACACTTTCTTTACCTCCATCTAACAGAAAGACCACAACAGAAAACAGATAGAAACGGTGGCTTCGGGAGTACTGGAGTATGAACAGAGAAGAACTATTTAAACATCATGAAGAGCTTTCAAAGATTGCTCTTGATATCATGAAGAAGAAAAATCATGATTATGCTGGTAACAGTGGAGAACAGCCATTTGCAAATTTTGAAAGATGTGAAGCAATGGGAATCTGCAATACAGAGCAGGGATTTTTGGTGCGGATCACAGATAAGGTTTCCCGTCTAAGCACATTTGCAAATGCTGGAAAGCTTGTTGTTGATAATGAAGGTTATCGGGACGCAATTCTAGATATCATGAATTATTGCGTTCTATTCTCGGCTTATATAAAGTCGAAGGAAGAAACTTGCAAGAAGCAGTAATCTCGCTATAATCGCCGCATGTCTTTTTATACTTGCGTAGAAACTCGCGGCAGCAAGATCCTCTATAGAGGGGTGGAAAATGGGATTCGGGTTCAGAGGGAAGTTCCCTTTGAACCTGTTCTCTTTGTATCCAGCAATAAGTCTTCAGAATGGAAGACTCTCTATGGCCAGCCTCTACAACCAGTCAGTCCTGGCAACATGTATGAGTGTCGTGAGTTCATTGAGAAGTATGATGGCATCTCTGGCTTTGAAGTCTATGGCCAGACAGACTTCATCTACCAGCTCATCAGCAAGGAATTTCCAGAAGAAATCTCCTACAATGAACGAGAGATTGTTACAGCTTTCATCGATATTGAAACGACATGCGAAGACGGCTTTCCCCAGATTTCAAACCCAACCGAAAAGATCATTGCGATCACGGTTCGGCTTGGAGCAAAGTCCTATGTCTTTGGGCTGGGGGAATTCAATATCGACATTCCAAATGTAAAATGTCAGCAGTACGACGATGAAAGAAAACTCCTGGAAGACTTCCTGATCTTCTGGGAATCACATGCCCCAGACATTATCACGGGCTGGAATGTTCGCTTCTTCGATATCCCATACCTTTATAATAGAATCAATTATTTGATGGGAGAAGAAGATTCCGCCCGATTGTCTCCGTTCAATCGTGTATTTGAGAAGGTTATTCAGTCTGCAACCCGTGGACCCCAGAAGTGCTATGACATCGTAGGTGTCTCCACGCTTGACTATTACGAGCTATACAACAAGTTCACCTACACAAAGCAAGAATCATATCGACTTGATTATATTGCCTCAGTGGAACTAGGAGAGCGTAAACTCTCTTATGACGAATACGACAACTTGAAGGAGTTCTACAAGAATGACTTCAACAAGTTTGTTCACTATAATTACCACGATGTTGAACTAGTCTATAAGCTTGAACAGAAAATGAAGCTGATCGAACTGGTTCTAGCCGTGGCCTACTCAGCCAAGGTGAACTATGAAGATGTCTTCAGCCAGGTTCGTACATGGGATACCATTATCTACAACGAACTTCTCAAAGACAAAATTGTAATTCCAAAGAAAAAGTCTGCGGTCAAGGAGCAACAGTACGAAGGCGCATATGTCAAGGAACCTATTCTTGGCATGAATGACTGGATCGTTTCGTTCGACTTGAACAGCCTTTATCCGCACCTCATCATGCAATACAATCTCTCTCCAGAGACTATTTGCAGTGATTCATATTTCTTCCGTGGTGGTCTGACTCCTATTCGTGTTCTCAATAACACACCAGAGGCACAGACCTACACCAACGAAGCCAAGAAGAAGGGTATTTGCGTTGCTGCTAATGGAGTTGGTCTGCGTAAGGACATTCAGGGATTCCTTCCTCGGCTCATGGAGAAGATGTATGCCGAACGCAGCCAGTATAAGAAGAAGATGATTGAGTGCCAGAAGAAACTGGAAAGCAAGAACATAACTGACGAAGAGAGAACTGAGTTGGAGTTCCTGGTTGCCAAGTACAACAACTTCCAGATGGCCCGTAAGATTCAGCTAAACTCAGCTTACGGTGCAATTGGAAACGAATACTTCCGCTATTACGATGAATCAATCGCAGAGGCCATTACGCTGTCTGGCCAACTTTCAATTCGTTGGATTGAAAACAAGATCAACGAATTCCTAAACAAGATGCTCAAGAGCGAGTTTGATTATGTCGTGGCCAGCGATACAGACTCCATTTATATCAACATGGGTCCTCTTGTTGAGAAGTTGGCCAAGGGCAAATCAACCGAAGAGATTGTAAGCTATCTCGACAAGTGCTGCAAGGAGATAATCGAACCTTATATCAAGAAGTGTTATGATGAACTTGCTGAAAACATGAACGCTTACGCAAACAAGATGTTTATGAAGCGCGAGTCTATTGCTTCCAAGGGAATCTGGACAGCCAAGAAGCGTTACATGCTTCTGGTCCATGATTCCGAAGGTGTTCGGTATGCCAAGCCCAAGACCAAGATCATGGGCATTGAAACGACCAGATCATCTACTCCGCAAATCATTCGGGAAGAACTGAAGAAGTGTATCGATATCATTCTTACCAAAGACAACGATACCCTAATCAAGCATATCGATGATTTCAGAAACAAATTCCAAAAGTTTGAGCCAGAAGATATTGCCTTCCCTCGGTCTGTGAATGGCGTAAAAGATTATACGGACCAAGTAACCATTTACAAGAAGGGTACTCCAATCGCGGTCAAGGGTGCTCTTCTCTTCAATCATTATGTCAAGAAGGCCAAGCTTGAAAAGAAATATCAATTGATTCGGGATGCAGACAAGATCAAGTTCTTGTATCTCAAATCTCCAAACCCTGTTGGTGGTATAACTGGCAAGGATTGTGTTATTTCTTTCATGAATTCTCTACCAAAAGAGTTTGACTTAAACGCCTATATTGATTATGATACTCAGTTTGAGAAAGCATTCCTGGACCCGCTCAAGGCTATCGTAGAAGCCATTGGGTGGCAGACAGAACGACGAAATACATTGGAGTCCTTATTTGCATAATGTAAACATCAATCAATTTTATTGTTTCCTTAGAAGAGAACACATGTACCAGCATAAGGATCATATCGGAGAATTCGATAAGGTCATGGTATTTGGTGCTCAATCGTGTTCTGGTAGCGCAATGACATTCCATGTCATGACTGATTATGGTCTAGTAAGAAGCAGAGTTCCAATTCATATGCTTTGTTGGAAAGAAGATGCTCCACTAATGCCGCTAGATCATTTGCAGCTATGGGATTGTTTCCATGAAAATGTTTCTGTTGTTGAATACGATGCTTTGTTTGATACAAGAGCAAAGGTAATTCTAAAGGACAAATCAGAACATTGGGGTGAGTATGTAATGACATTTGACTGGTACAGAAATTCATATTCTGACGAACCAAGCCAATATAAGTGTCTTCATATGATTGCTTTAGATAATGGCAATTATACTCTACAACCAAACAATAGAGTCTATTGGAAGAACATGTCTTTTGTTACTAAACCTTTCCCAACGAATCCAGACTTCAAGGTTGATAATAAATCTTGGAGATGTGAAGGAGAAAGTGATCGCTGGATCATTGACGGACATGATGACAACTACTATTATGATATCAAGGAGAATAAGTAATGGATTTTTTAAAGGAAATGATTAATGCATCGGGAAACAAATTCGCAAGTAGAGTCGAAGATGGACTTGATGGATCTGATGTTGGCGGCTACATTGATACTGGGTCTTATGTGTTTAATGCTCTGCTATCTGGTAGTCTATTCGATGGTCTACCTAATAACAAGATTACCTGTCTCGCTGGTGAATCTGCTACTGGCAAGACTTACTTCAGCATTGGTATCGTGGCACAATTTCTGGCAGCGAACCCGGAAGGCGTAGTTCTTTACTTCGACACTGAGCAGGCAGTCACCAGTGACATGTTCACTGAGCGCGGTGTAGATCCCAAGCGCGTTGCCGTGTTCCCCGTCGAAACAGTTGAAGAGTTTCGCCATCAGTGCCTCACCATCGTTGACAAGGTTCTTGCAACAGACGAATCGGAGCGCAAGCCAATGATGATTGTCCTTGACTCTCTGGGCATGTTGAGCACAGCGAAGGAAATGAACGATGTGGCTGAAGGCAAGAATACCCGCGACATGACGCGCGCACAGGTTATCAAGGGAACCTTCCGTGTTCTTACCCTGAAGTTGGGTAAGGCAAAGATTCCCATGCTCATGACGAATCACACCTACGATGTAGTAGGAGCCTATGTTCCGACAAAGGAACTTGGTGGTGGATCTGGTCTAAAATATGCGGCTTCTACTATCGTAACTCTATCCAAGAAGAAGGATAAGCAGGATGATGAAGTTGTAGGTAATCTAATTACTTGCAAACTTTACAAGAGCCGACTAACCAAGGAAAACAAGATCGTTCAGGTTCAACTGAACTTCGATAGCGGTCTGAATCGTTACTACGGTCTTGTTGACCTTGCCTTGGATTGTGGTATCTTCAAGAAGAACTCTACTAAGATTGAACTTCCTGATGGTACTAAGGTGTTTGAAAAGCATATCAACGAGGAACCTGAGAAGTATTTCACCGCTGATATTCTAAAGCAAATTGATGAAAAGGTTCAGGAGGAATTCAAGTATGGCTAAGAAAGCACTTATCATCGGGGCCAATGGCCAGGACGCTTCTTATCTTGCAGAGATGCTTGTTGAGAAGGGATATGAAGTTCATGGAACAGTTCGTAGAAACTCTGTTCCAGAATCTCAGACCACTCGCATTAATAGTGTTTGGGAGCAAGGAAAGATTCAGCTTCACTATGCAGATCTTACCGATCCAATCAGCATTGAAACGAATGTACAGAAGCTTCAGCCAGATGAACTATATCATATAGCAGCACAGTCTCATGTTCAGATTTCATTCGATCTTCCAAAGTATACTCTTGATGTGAATGGTGGTGGTACTCTGGCGGTACTTGAAGCAGTTCGTAGATTTTCACCAAAGACTAAGGTTTATCATGCAGCCACTTCTGAGATGTTCGGAAATTCTTGTGACTCTGATGGATACCAGAGAGAAACTACTCATATGAGTCCTGTGAGTCCATATGGCTGTGCAAAACTTTATGCTCACAATCTTTGCCACAACTATAGAAATGCATATGGCATGTTTATTTGCTCAGGGATTCTATTCAATCACGAATCTCCACGCAGAGGCATCAACTTCGTAACCAACAAGGTCGCTCTCCAGGCAGCAAAGATCAAGTTGGGTATGGAAAATGAACTTGTTCTAGGAAATCTACGAGCAAAGAGAGACTGGGGCCATGCCAAGGATTATGTGCGTGGAATGTGGAACATGCTTCAGATGCCAAAGGCAGACGATTATGTTCTTGCTACCGGATATGCATATTCAGTAGAAGACATGGTTGAGTTTGTATTCGAACATCTTGGCATGGATTATCGTAAGTATGTCAAGACCGATAAGAAGTATGAACGACCAGAGGAACTACATTATCTTCGTGGCGATGCTAGCAAGGCAAAGCGAGAGATGGCATGGGAACCCACCATTTCATTCGAAGAGATGATGGAAGAGATGGCCGACTACTGGATGCACAAGCTTCAGAACCCAAAGCTTGAATTTAACACGATTTGAGGTAAAGATGGATAATGTACTTTTTTGTGACGGTCACGATAATGCATTTCTTGGTTTAATGTGGAGATTTGGTCATGATAAACCAATAGCCGCTTACAGCCAAACCAAGATTATAGAAAATCTTATTCAAGATGGTATGACATTTGAAGAAGCACAAGAATTTTTTGAATTTAATATCATAGGGGCCTGGGTTGGTTCGGGAACTCCGTGCTTTATTGAAGAAATTTCTATAAACGAAGCAAAAGAAAGAGCAGAAGAATATGAAGTATAATATTGTTGATGGTAAAGAAGGAAATCAGGCAGCTATTGAACTTGCCGAAGGTAAATTTTCTGGTGTTGCTATTAAATACGGGGTAATTAAACTTGAAGAAGTTGATGAAAATCTTGTATTAAATTTTGATTATGATATAGTAAGCGGACAAGTCGCAGAATCTGATAAGGATGAATTTAATCAAGTAATCGGAAGCATTCTAGTTCAGTTACTAGAAGAACGCGATGGAACAATTGGTGATACCTTTGACGGAGAGGTAATTGAAGATGATGGAATCAGTTATATTGAAGAATCTGGCAACGAATGAAGCTTACGCTCGTAAGGTTCATCCGTTTCTCAAAGAAGAATACTTTTCAGGAAATGCCAATAAGAAGATCTTCAATCTGATCTCAGACTTTATTACCAAGTACAATAGCCTCCCCACAAGGGAGGCTATTGATATTAGCCTGTCTAAGCTTGATCTGGTTTCTGAGGATGAATACACAGAATGCGCCAAATGCATTGAAAACATCTTTGCGGAAACAGATCTTACTGATATCAATTGGCTAGTCGAACAAACCGAAAATCATGTAAAGGATAAGGCAGTTTACAATGCTATCATGGATTCTATCCATATTCTCGACGGAAAGTCAAAGACTCATACAAAGAATGCAATTCCAACTATTCTTTCGAATGCTCTTTCTGTCTCTTTTGACAACCACATTGGTCACGACTATATTGACGATGCTGAACGCCGTTTTCAGTTTTATCACCAGGTAGAGAAGCGCATTCCATTCGATCTTGAATTCTTCAATGCCATCACTGGCGGTGGTGTTCCGGCCAAGACACTCAATATCGTCATGGCTGGTACTGGCGTAGGTAAGTCTCTATTCCTTTGCCACCACGCAGCCAACTGCCTTGTACAGAATCTGAATGTTCTTTACATCACCTGTGAGATGGCAGAAGAAAGAATTGCCGAGCGCATTGATGCCAATCTTCTCGACATCACTTTGGATAGTCTGAAAGAACTTCCAAAGAATATTTACGACAAGAAGATGGAAGCTCTAAAGAGTAAGATTCATGGCAAGTTGATTGTCAAGGAATACCCCACAGCAAGTGCATCAGTTGCAAACTTCAAGCACCTTCTGGATGAACTCAAGATCAAGAAGCGTTTCATTCCAGATGTCATCTTCGTTGACTATATCAACATCTGTGCTTCTGCCAGGATCAAGCAGAACGCTAACACCAATAGTTACTTCTACATCAAGTCTGTGGCCGAAGAACTGCGCGGTTTGGCCGTAGAATATAATGTACCGATCTTCTCTGCCACTCAGGTAAATCGTTCAGGATTTGCCAACAGCGATTTTGGTCTTGAAGATACCTCAGAGTCGTTTGGTCTTCCTGCCACAGCAGACTTCTTCTGTGCTTTGATCAGCACAGACGATCTTGAGAATCTTGGGCAAATTCTGGTAAAGCAGTTGAAGAATCGCTACAATAGTGCTACCGTGAACAAGAAGTTCGTGGTTGGTATTGATAGGTCCAAGATGAAACTCTTTGATGTCAAGCGCGACGATCAAGATGGAATCTCCGATTCAAACCAGAACGATCCTCATGGATATGGTAATGGATATAGCCCTCGCCAGATTCCCAATCTGGTCAAGGTAAACGATTGGAAGATTGAATGAGCGCATACATCGATAAGACTTATATCAATATCGTTTCAAGCAATCTGGGAAAGTTCAAGTGGAAGAAGGACAATCTGGCAAACTGCCGTTGTCCTTTTTGTGGAGATTCAAAGAAGCGAAAGAATCTTGCCCGTGGGTATTTCTACCAGAAGGGCAATGACTTCTTTTACCGCTGCCATAACTGTGGGTACGGAACGAATCTTTATGTCTTCCTAGAAGCCATCAGTCCAGATATCGCAAAAGAATATGCATTTAGGAGATTTGCAAATGGAGAAAACGGAAGATCAAACTACAAGAAACCAAAGGCAGAGGAGCTATTCAAGCCCTCTAGGAAGATCACTACATTCGAAGTTCCGCCACATTGCGTCAATGTTTGTGACCTTGATGCTGAACATTCAGTCGTGCAATATCTGGGTAAGAGAAACATCCCTGATGAATCGCTCTGCTACTTTTATTACACCGAAGACTTTGGAAAGACCGCAAAGGAATTCAGCAGCGAATACTCGCTACCAGAAGAACCAAGACTCGTCATTCCCTTCTACGACGAAAACAAGGAACTCATCGGACTCCAAGGCCGTGCGCTTGAGAGAGATTCCAAGGTCCGATATATTACTCTCAAGAAGGATTCTGTGGAGAAACTATGGTATGGATTATGGAGAGTAAATCCACAAGAAAGAATCTATATCACAGAAGGCCCAATCGACAGCATCTTCCTACCTAACGCAGTTGCGATGGTTGGTGCTGCTGGAGATATGAAGCTTCCAGAGAAGATTGCAAACAGCGAGGTGGTTTATGTTTTCGATAATGAAAAGCGCAACAAGCAGATTTGCAGCTTCATGGAAACGGTTATGGAGAAGGGTCATAAGATTCTTATTTGGCCTGATGTTAAGGTCAAGGATATTAACGACTATGTTCTTGCGGTTGGTGATCCGATGGATATGATCAGCAAGAACACCTATTCAGGATTAGAAGCAAAGTTGAGGTATATGCAATGGAAAAAGTGAATAATATACTTGGATTTTATTTTCTTCTAAATAGTATTAGGAGAAAACAAAATGGAAGAGATATGGAAACCCATAAAAGGCTTTGAAGACTATTACGAAGTTTCAAATTACGGTAAAATAAAATCTAAAGATAGAATAATTTACGATAAAAATTTCAGTAAAAATAAAAAACAGTTTTTGCGAAAAAGAACTTTTAAAGGTAAAGAACTAAAACTTATACCAGTTTGTGATTCTGGTCATTTAGCAGTGAATTTTTATAAAAATGGAAGATCTAATGGTTCAAAACTTATACACAGGATTGTGGCCGAACATTTTATACCAAACCCGAACAATCAACCAATTGTAGATCACATAGACGGCAATCCTAAAAATAATTTAGTTTCAAATTTGCGATGGAGTAATTATTTTGTAAACAATTCAAACACCCCCTATGTAAGATATTTACAAGAAATACTCCATAATAACGGAATAACATATAAAAAACAGGAAGAATATTATGAGTGAGAAAACCCTTCAAGTGTTAGATAAAGGATTTGTTCGTATGATCGATTGGATGGGAAGCGATCTAACAGTTGTTAATGCTGCCAGAGTATCATTCCATAAAGAATCGTCTTGGGATTATGAGGATTCTCATGTACCTAAGACAAGTTTGTGCGAAAAGGATAAAAAACTAATTTCGTACTTAGCAACACATAAACACTGGACACCGTTCGCACATCCCCAGATCATGCTTCACATCAAGGCCCCGATTTCGATTCGAACCCAGCTTTTTAAATCGAAAGTTGGTTTCGTTGAGAATGAAATTTCTCGTCGGTATGTAACCGAAGAACCAGAAATTTACATTCCAAAATGGCGGTCTAAGCCCACAAATGGGGCAAAGCAGGGGTCAGAAGACTTCATTACTAATGAAGACACGGTAGCGGCTGCTGAGGCCATGTACTTTGGGGTGGCTAGCGATGCCCTAAAGACCTACAGCTGGCTCCTAGAGGCTGGCGTAGCCCCGGAACAGGCCCGTTTCGCCCTACCCCAGGGTACATACACCGAATGGTACTGGACGGGTTCTCTGGCCGCTTATGCGCGCGTTTTTAAGCAAAGAATCGACCCCCATGCACAATGGGAAGTCCGGGAATACGCTTCGGCTATTGGGCAGCTAATTCAGCCCTGTTTTCCTGTCTCTTGGCAGGAACTGACGAAGTAAACCTTGACTAAATACCCAACACGGCTAGAATGCCACAACTAAAAAAGGAAATATGTTAATGCCACTACCAACCCCATACCAAAGTTTTATTCATTCCTCCCGCTACGCTCGTTGGATCGAAGATGAAAATCGTCGTGAATCCTGGGGAGAGACTGTAAAACGCTATTTTGATTTCTTTGAAGTTCACCTCAAGGAATCCTGCAACTACAAGCTTTCAAAGGATCTTCGTAAGGAACTTGAAACAGCGGTATTGAATTTGGAAGTGATGCCATCGATGCGTTGCCTCATGACCGCAGGTGAGGCACTAGAACGCGACCATGTAGCAGGGTATAACTGCTCCTATGTTTCAACGAGCAAGGTTCGCTCGTTTGACGAGATTTTATACATCTTAATGTGCGGAACGGGTGTTGGTTTTTCTGTCGAAAGGGAATTCGTTGAAAAGCTTCCTACTATTGCTGAAGAGTTTACAAATAGCGATACTATTATCGTGGTCGAAGATTCTAAAATTGGTTGGGCTAAAGCCTACCGAGAGCTATTCTCACTACTCATTGGTGGTCAGATTCCGCAATGGGACATTTCAAAAGTTCGTCCTGCTGGAGCGAGACTTAAAACCTTCGGTGGACGAGCATCGGGACCTGAACCTCTGGAAGACCTTTTCAGATTTACCATTGAAACCTTCCGCAAGGCGGCTGGTAGAAAGCTCACTACGGTCGAATGCCACGATATCGTATGCAAAATTGCTGAGATCGTAGTTGTTGGTGGAGTTCGTCGCTCTGCTCTTATCTCCCTCTCATCCCTTGACGATGATCGTATGCGTATGGCAAAGAGTGGTGCATGGTGGGAGAACAACGCTCAACGCGCACTAGCAAACAACTCAGCCTGCTACAAGGAAAAGCCAGACATGGCTACCTTCATGGACGAATGGGTTTCACTCTACAAGAGCAAGAGCGGAGAGCGTGGTATCTTCAACCGTAAGGCTGCAAAGAACCAGATCAAGCGTCTTGGGGATCGTCGTGATCCAAACCACGACTTTGGAACCAATCCTTGCTCAGAGATCATTCTACGCGACCGCGAATTCTGCAATCTATCTGAAGTCGTGATTCGTGCAGACGATACTCCAGATACACTTGCTCGTAAGGTTCGTCTTGCGACTATCCTGGGTACATTCCAGTCTACTCTTACCAACTTCCGTTATCTTTCAAGTGACTGGAAGAAGAATTGTGAAGAAGAGCGTCTACTTGGTGTATCTTTGACTGGTATCATGGATAATGAAATCACCAATGGTCGTGCTGGTGGTGTAGATCTTAAGGATGTTCTTGATCATCTTCGTCATGTTGCAGTTGAAACGAACAAGGAATATGCACATAAGTTAAAGATTAATGAATCTGCTGCCATCACTTGCGTAAAGCCAAGTGGAACGGTCAGTCAGTTGGTTGATGCTGCTTCGGGTATTCATGCTCGTCATGCCAGCTATTACATTCGTCGTGTTCGTGCAGACCGTAAGGACCCAATCTGCCAGTTCATGATCGATAAGGGATTCGTTGCAGAGCCATGCGTAATGAAGCCCAACCACACAATGGTCTTCTCATTCCCCATGAAGTCTCCAGATCATTGCGTAACTCGTAATGATATGACCGCAATCGAACAACTGGAGCTTTGGTTGACCTACCAGCAATACTGGTGCGAACACAAGCCAAGCATCACTGTAACTGTTCGGGATGAAGAATGGATGGAAGTGGGAGCATGGGTCTATGCTCACTTTGATGAGATCAGCGGTATTTCATTCCTTCCACACTCTGATCATACTTACCGTCAGGCTCCATACGAAGACTGCACCAAGGAGCAGTATGAAGCATTACTGGCTAAACTTCCTGCTGATGTTGATTGGTTAGAACTATCCAACTATGAAAAGGAAGATAATACCACCGGAACCCAGACTTTTAGTTGCACCGCAGGAGCTTGCGAGATTGTGGATCTGACTAAATAATATGTGATATTAGCTGGAATTGATTACTCTTTAACTTCCCCATGCATTTGCATCTTTAATGGGCATTTGCATGGGGATTTTTCTTATAAAAACTGTTCTTTTTATTTTTTAACTGATGTTAAAAAAAATGCAACAATGTTCAATAATAATATTCGTGGAGAATTATTTCCCGATTATAATGCTGAATGTGGTAGGTACGATAGCATATCAGATTGGGCATTGGATTTGTTAATAGGATCTAATCTTGTTGCGCTTGAAGACTATGCTTATGCAGCAAAAGGAAGAGTATTTCATATAGCAGAAAATACTGGAATATTAAAATACAAACTTTGGCAAAATTCAATACCACTTGATGTCGTTCAACCATCAAGAGTTAAAAAATTTGCAACAGGAAAAGGTAATGCAAATAAGCAAGAAATGTTTGAAGCTTTTGTAAAAGAAACAGGAACAGATCTGAGAATTTATTTTGATTCAATTGAAAGAGAAATCAAAAGCCCAATATCAGATGTAGTTGATGCCTTCTATATTTGCAAGTATAATTACAAAGAATTAAGTAATCTAGAATCAAGCTAAATTAGCTTTTCTTTTTCTTTCTTCTTCCTCATCTCTTGCTTTGGATTCTGGAGTTTCTTTCTTTGTTGAAAGGAAATCACTTAATTGCCTTCCAGTAGAATATCCAAATCTCTTCGCAGTTTCATCGTCCAATTCGTATCCCTGTTCAGCAGCTTGACGAAGAGTATCTAGTTCGGAATTTCTAGCTTCGATTTCTTCTTTCTTTTTTTCTCGTTCGATATCCGCTGCTACTTGTTCCTTGGATCTTGCAGCCATTTTCTTCTTGGCTTCTATTTCAGCTTCATAGTCTAGTTGCTGTACTGTTTTAGCACCAGGACCAAGTTGCTTTTCTCTAGCTTCAAGTGATTTTTGTCTCATTGATTCTGGAGTTTCTTTGCCAAAGAGCAATTCTGATGTTGAATTGATTCCAGAAACTACTCCCCTAGCAACATTTCCATAAGTTGCATCATATGCTCTTGAAACTATTCCTGGTTTATCTTCTTCTGACTGCTTTTCAAGTTCGTCTATCTTTGCTCTTATTTTTTCTTTTTCAGTTTCACCAGAAGCGTTTTGTAAAAGATCTTTTTGAATTCTCAAAGATCTCTGTGTTGATTCATAATCATCAAGATCAGTTTGTAAATATCTTCCCGCAGCAGCACCAGCAGCCAATCCACCAGCGGCTACGGCAAGTGGAGCAGCTGCTGCTAAGGCTGCTCCAGTAGCTGTTCCAGCTGCTGCCAAACCAGCACCTGAAGCTAGAGTTCCAGCAGCAGATAGTGCAGCAGGAACTGCAAGACCAGCACCAACAGTTGTAGCAACATTCAATGCTTCTGTTCCCGTTCCTTGGTATTTTGTACCTTTTGAGAATTCATCAAACGCAGTAAATGCTGTTCCGGCAGCACCTAATAATTTGCCACCAAGTTTTCCTGTTTTTGCAGCAGTTTGAGCGGCTTTTATTTGAGTTGCTTGAGGCTTTTTACCTAGCAGTATTTCGTTTGTAAGATCTTTTGTTAGTAGTCTTGAAGCGGCTCTATCAATCTTGGCATCAGAGAATTTAGCGAGCTTGGCCCCATATTTAACTTCTTTTCCGAATTTAGCTAAAGAGGGATTCTTATCAATTGCAGATTTGATTGCGCTCTTACCAACATCAAGAACGGGTTTTGTTGCTTTTTGAAGCCCTGTTTTTATAAGAGAACCAGAAGTTCCAATCTTAGATTTTACAGATGAGCCAAAAAGATTAGCACCACCTTTTATTGCTTTACCTGTTCTTAGGGCATCAATCTTAATTGCATTGCCAGCAGATCTTAGTGTTTGATTTTGAGCTGCTTTTTCGAGTGCTTTTTTGCCAAGACCAGTAACAACTTTTTGTGTTACTTCTCCTGCTTTTTCTCCAACAGCTCCACCTACTATTCCAGAAGCAAATTCTACACCGCCTCTTCCGAGTTCACTTTCTATCCCAAGTCTGTCTGCAATTGCAGTTCCTATTTGTTCTCCGACATCAAAACCAGCAGCTCCACCAATGATTCTTCCAGATAAACCTGGTCTTAAAAGAGTACTTCTTGGTTGAAATACTGCTTGTCCAGCGGTAAATGCTAATTCATCGACTACAGATCCGCCTTTTAAAACATCTACTCCACCGACAGAAATTTTATATTTGTCCAATTGATCATAAAATTCTTGTGGAATAAAAGTTCTAGCAGCACCAACAGCAGCACCTCCGCTTACAAATGATGCTAATGATCTTCCAAGACCCTTTTCTCTTCTTAGTGCGCTTGATCTTCTTGCAGCTTTTTCAGATGCTTGTTGTGCTGTTTCTGCCGCTGCTTCAGCTGATCTTGCTACTTCAGGATTATATACACTACCTCTTCTAGTTCTTGGAGTTTCTGGTTCTAGATCTATTGTAGTTGGTGCGGCTGGTGCAGCTGTTCTAGCTGGTGCAGCTGGTGCAGCTGTTCTAGCTGGTGCAGTTGGTGTGGCTGGTGTAGTTGGTGCGGCTGGTGCAGTTGGTGCGGCTGGTGTAGTTGGTGCGGCTGGTGCAGCTGTTCTAGCTGGTGCAGTTGGTGCGGCTGGTGTTGTAGGTGCAGTTGGTGCGGCTGGTGCAGCTGATCTGGTTCTTCTTTTACGGGCTGGTGCAGTTGGTGCAGCTGGTGTAGCTGGTGTAGCTGGTGCAGCTGGTGTAGCTGGTGTAGTTGGTGTAGCTGTTCTAGCTGGTGCTGTTCTGGTTCTTCTTTTAGGTGCTGGTGCAGCTGGTGTAGCTGGTGCAGCTGGTGTAGCTGGTGCAGTTGGTGCGGCTGGTGTTGTTCCTTTGCCTGTTACTGCACTTACAGATATTGATCTTGCGCCTGGTCTTGATGCACTGCTTTTTGGTGGTTTAGCTGTTTCTTTTGCTAAAAGCTTCTTTCTTCGTTGTCTTTCAGCAAAATCAGAAGGACTCCAAGTAGTAGTATCTGGTCTATCATCCATCAAATTTTTTGGAAAACCGGTAAGAGAAGTCAATAACTCCTGAGTGGTCATTTTTGGCCTTCTCTTAGCTTCTATCAAATATTTGTAAAGATAATTCATTATCTTTCTCTCTTCTTACCAAAAAATTCTTTCCATCCCCATGCAACAACTAGAAAAAGAATAGGCAAATACCAGATTACCCAGCTATAATCATCTTTGACCATCTTGTTATTTTCAATCTGGCTCTTGATATCCATCATTATAACATTATCGCCAGTAATGTCTGGAATTATTTCTGGAGTGGTATCGCATCCTGCAAAGACAAGTGCTAGAACTAAAACTAATGCCCAGATCTTCTTCATGACTTCCTCCCTGCGGCAGCAGTGCCAAAGTAGAAACCGACAATCGCTACGAGTATTTGACGATTTTCAGATGTATAAAGATATCCGTTAACCTCAACAAAATACTTCTTTGCAGTCTCTGGGAATAGGCCAAACAATGCTTCTGGGTTTGTTGAATCAACCTCTACGAAGGTAGGAACACCAAAGAATGGTAGAATGAATGGTGCAGCAATGGTTCCAAAGAGAACGGTTAGAACGATTAGCTGACGAACTCCCTTGCCGACATCAAGGGGAACTCTTTGAGCCGCCTTATCCTGATTTTCGGTAGTCTGCTTATTGGCAGCAATTAGGCGTTCAAATAGCTCTTTTTGATCCTGACTCTTCTGAGCCATGAATCGAAACAAAAATCCAGTAAGGCTTCCGCCTATCAATGAAATCAACTCAGTCGGCATAATGACCTCCAGAGTTATTTATATTTGTAGATCAGATCTTCTAAGAATAGAAAACTTTTTTTTCTTTTTTGGAACAACAACATTTTGTGGTTCCGCTGCTGGAACTCCGACTCCAGCTATTCCACCCGCACCAACACTCATATCCTCAACAAGTATATCCAGTAATGATTCTCCGTTATTTTCAAGGTTATGTAATTCAAGAAGATATAGAGATTCGTGTGGCTGTATTCCATATTCGTACATTTCATTTAAAAATAAATCCAGTATAGCTAGATTATTGTTAAGAGCAGATCTTATTCCTGGTTCTGGAACTTTTGATAGTAATTTTTTTAGTTTTATTATTAAAACTTCAAGCGGATCTATGGACGCTTTATTTAAAACATCATCCAGCTTTTTTATAAAATTTCCCTGACTGTCGATGTAGCCTCTTTTATATGCATCTAGACTAGTAAATGGCGTTGAAAGCATGGTAAGAAATTTGTATATCGTAAAACTTCTTACCATCAAAGAGGCGTTTTGTATTCTTTCATTCAACTGCATTTTTTAGTAATCTTTCTATTCTTGCATCAGGCTGTATCAATGCTAAATTGACTTCTGGTATATTTTTTGGTAAAATATTTAGGTTTACTAAAAATGCTTTTAAAAATCCATGATATTTTTTTTCTATCTTAAAAAATAACATTCTGATTGCTGATTCTTCTCCAAAAAGATTGCACAGGATCAGAATGTGATTTTTTATTAATTTGTGCTTTAAATTTTTTTCATTATCATATTTCAAAAAAAGTCTTTTAA